AAAATACAAGAAGTGTTTTTAATCTATGAAAATATTTAATTATTCTGTAATTTCAATACCTTTAATATTATCCGTCTTTGTCACAACACCTTGATTATTCTGTTGATTAAATATCCCCTTTAAAACAGCAAGATTCTCAGGCTTGATCTTATTTATACTCTTGGGTAAATTATTAATTAACTTATTCATACTCTTTTCATCAGGGATCTTCTCAACAAGCTTATTTAACCCTTTACTCAAAACACTCTCTAAACTATTTCCAATTATAATTTGTTGTTCTAATTCATCTTCGACCATATTATAAATAAAATCTAATTCATCACTATCTATATGTTTAATAATATGATTTAAAATTTTATATTGAGATAAGAAGTCATAGTCTTCAATAGAATTATCATCTGAAAATATTAAATTTGTATAATTTGTTACCAAAGAAATATCACTAATCAATTTTTTGTTAAAGAAATTTACTTTCATAATTGAATTTTCATCAATTTCAATACAACCATTAATAATATTATCTACGATTATTCTTTTTTCGATAGTAGAGAGGTAAAGTTTAATTTCTACACCTTCTAAAATTTCTGATATAATCAAAATTTGATTTTCTGGTAATTCATTAATTCTCTCTTTTAATTCTTGTATTTGCATATTTGATTTCTCCTTTTATTTTTATAATTATTTTGTATTTGTATTAATTTTATTATTTATCTTACAACATAGCATTAAAAAAGAATATAGAAATTTATCTATATTCTTAAATAAATATTAAATTAACATACTAATATCACAATCATATTATTATTAATTATCCATTTTAATCAATCCTAATTTAATTCCAGCAAATCTCACTCTCCCAACAATGCTATCTTCGTTATCTTTCTCTATGAATTGAAATTTATCATTGTCTTTAAAAGACATATTTACCAACTTATTAACATAATGTCTGGTATGTCTCCTACAAATAATAACTATGTCTGAATGTTTAATCATAATTTCTAATTTACTAACTTCATCATCATCATCAAATGAATCAAACCATAATACATTTAATCCATGTTTTCTTAATCTGCTCATATATTGATTTTTATACTGCGAACCGACAATTAAAACTGTAAAATTACCAAAATTAACATATTCATCAGTGTTGTTATTTTTACGCTTATATTTATTGATAAATAATGAATTTTCTTTATACATGTCATAATCAAAACTATAATACTGAAATGCTTTAATTAATTTTGCTAATCCAAATTCTACAATTGCCTTTGCAGGAATTCCTTTTTTCATATAAGGAACAGTATTAATAATAGGATAAGTTTTATAATTTGTACCAACAAAAAACCATCTATTATTAATAATTCTTAACCAACCAAATTCAATATTAACATTTTCTTCTATTTTCTGTTCTTCGGATTTACAATTATAATCTACACCAAATTTCATTTTATTAAAATATAACTTATACAAATTATAAATTTTTTCATATTCCATATAATTTGTATCATTGAATCTTGCAATTAATTCATCTATTAAATCTAAAATTGTTAAAGATTCTTTATAATTTTCAGAAAGATACTTAAAATGTTTTAATTCTATACTCATATTATTAATAATTTCTTTGTGTTTCTTTAAATCTTCTGCTACTGTAGAAGTATTAATATGTGTTAAAGCAGTTTTAAGTTTTTCATATTTAACACGTAATTCTTGATGTTCAAGTTTCATTATAGCAAATGTGCTTCTATAATTCTTATTATCTTCTACTAAATTATCATAACTATCTTTATATGGTAATCTATTTAATACATCTTCTTGAATTTTAACTAAAATATTTTCCTGTTCAAGAATTTTGTTTTTCAACGATAATATTTTAGTATTTTCATCTAAAATATTCATCTGTTTTAAATCATAAATTTCTTTCTTCAAAAGAGAGATAGTAGATTTATTTTCTTTTAATTCTTTGTTTTTTAATACTAACTCCTTCTGTAAATTATCAATCTGTTTATCTTTACTTTTTAAATTTTTTAAATATTCTTTATTATCATTAGTTTTATCTATAATCTTATCATTTATTAATTCTTCAGAATCTTTCACATCTTCAATTTTAGTTACGTTTATGAATTTTTCTAATAATTTCTTTTTCTTATCTATAGTTTTATCTTTATCGTTTTTATAAGTGTCTGCAAATTTAACATTAGGATTTTCTACTCTCATTTTAATCATCTTAACACCTCCAATGTATATAATATTATATGTTTTATATAAAAATATTATACCATTGACAAATGATAAAATAAAGAGTAAAAATCATCTAAAATATTATCTAAACAATATAGAGGATATGTAATGTAAAATTATATTTACAATCTTTAATAATTTATATAAATCTCCGTTCTAGGTCTTTCTTTATCCCAACCACATTTCAAAGTTAAACTTTCTAAATGTAAAGAATCATCGTCAATAAAACTATGCAATTTTAATATGTGACCAAATTCTATTATGTTTAATGGATGATATTGTAGCTTGTTTAACTCCAAATTTTTCAGCAATTTCTCTTTGTTTTATACCTTTTAATAATAACTCTTTTATTTTTATTACATCTTCTTCAGATAATTTTACATGACATGCATTTTCTCCAATAAATTTCCCTTTACGAGATTCACTCATATATTCAATTTGCTTTTTTGAACGTTTTTTCCCTTTATTAGCCATAGATATTTTATTTTTATGCTCTTCAGAAAATTTAACTCCAGATTTAATTTTACTTATTTTTTGTTTTGTTTTTTCAGATAAAATTTTCCCCGTATGATGTTCACTCATTTTTTTCTTAGTTTCTTCTGTATGTTTTTTACCTGTATTTATTATACTAAGTTTTCTATTGCGCTCTTCTGAATATTTAATACCTTTTTTGGCTTTAGACATATTTAATCTAGTTTTTTCTGATAATACTTTACCTTTATTAGATTCACTAATTTTTATTTTAGATATATCACTATGATGTTTGCCATAAAAAGGATTATCTTCTCCAAAAGCACCTCCACCATTTGCGTATTTATTTAAATTATAACCAAAATTTCTATCATGAGATTTAAGATAATCCATATAATATTGTTCTCTTTGTCTAATAGTATCAATATCATCTTCAATAATTTCTAAAATTTCAAATTCAAAATTATCTTCCCCATGTTTATTAAAAGCATTTTGAAAATATCTATTATGTTTATTATTCTCTAATCTCTTAAAATGATCTTTTTTACGTGTTTCAAAATTAACTGTACTGCCTACATAAATTTTATTATTTATTAAACATCTAATTTGATATACACCAGATTTTTGTGCATTTTCATTAAAATCAAAAATATTCATATTCACCACCAATTATTTAATAAATTTATACTTACTACATACTAAATCCTTAATTTCTTCCTGAATTCTTCCTTCAATTGCTTTATTTAAAATACTACAATTATTTTTATATCTCTTACATTGGAGGCAATTAGATTTAAACTCATCTAATTGATTGACGGTAGGAAAAACTCCTACATAATCAACAGGATAAATAGTAATATCTATGTGTGAATTTTTTGAATCATAGAATATACCATTAACTCTTTCCAATGTTACATTGTCATCTAACCAAATTAATTGTGTTTCTGTAATTGAATCCAAAAGCAGTTTGAAATAATTATTTGCATCTTTATCAATTCGATCAAAATAAAAAACACAGTCAACATAAAAGTGCTGTGTCTTGTTAGGAATTAAATCCCATCCTTGAATTTTTACTTGCTTTTTTATATATTTAATAAAATCTTTCTTATATTTTTTAGCTTCTGCTGTTTCATATAAAGTTACTTGAGGTTTTCCATGCGCTATAAATGCCCTTGGTTTTATATAATGATTGACACTTACTGGTATGGGACTAACTAGTTTTAATACATTTGAAATAAATATCACTCACTTTCACGAATTATTATATTTTTAAAAATCACAAAAATAAAACCCTGATTTATAAGGGTTTGTTCACTCCAAAATTATCATAAATCAGATCCAAATAACGCTTTTGTCATGAAAAATGTAAAAATATATAAAAATAACTAGGTAGGAGATATATTAAACTCTAATCTTACCTAGTTATTTTTATATTACTATTATAAATTGATTATAAATATAAAAAAAATATACAATTACTATGTATTAAATATCTAATTATCTACTATATGAATAACCGAACTCTCGCACCTTCATTAATTGTCTTATTCGTATTCAGGTTCAATCCAAGGTTCCGGTGGATACGTCTGAACAATTACGCCGTCCATGCTGTTGAAATAGTCTAAATCTGCCTGAGTGAGTTGTGTTTCGTCATACCGGGATAGTCTGCGACCGTATATATCCACTTTAGGATCGCCAAGTATTTGACCACTAGGCAATGGTACTTCTGTGCTCTCAAAACTTTCCAAGCTTGGCCAAATGATATAATAAAATATCATGGTAAAATAACACCTCTTTGTTTTAAAATTTTTTTAATAACTCTGTGCTGTTTTTGCACCATGCTATTACTAAGAAACTTTGAATATATAAGCATATAATACAACGTACCAACCCAAAACGGAGCACCGTTTGTCTGTGCACCAACACGGCACCCTACGACAGTAGAGGGGTTAGCAGCCGATATGTGCCCGTATAATTCCTTATCAATAATCATTTTTCCCTTATCGAAAAACTTACTATACCCATAGGCAAAAACATGTAGTTTATATAAATCAAACGAACCTGCCGCTTTTGCTAATTGCGTTACTGTTGTCGGCCCAATATTTAAGCACCCTCTCATATATTTCAAGTATGGACTTAAGTTTGTTGATATGCCAGGAGAGGCATTAAGAAGTAGTCTGTCCGTAGCACTAACTGCTGAACCCAAAATACTCCCACCACTAGCAATCCCGGCAGTAATAATTGTAAAATCATTTTGGACTGACAAAGCGTTTTTGATTGTGTCGGGCAAGGTTATGTAATCATCATAAAAATCTATTCCAAAAGGCGTTCTTGTTGGTTTATTTCCACCAATACCAAAAGTTCCGTGATTGCCGTTTCCCGAATAATCAATTAGGGTATCGCCTAATTCATCACAACGGTACTCCGCAAGTAGGTCATCTCTGTTTATACCCTCTAGGCCTCTTATCATTGGTGGGGTGGTTAGAATTTTCATATTAGCACCACCTAATATAGTTCCACATCAATATTTACTGTGGTTCCTTCACCAGATATTAAATCGACCAAAACAATTAAATTGCGTACTGAATTAACATCTATCACTACTACTTGATTAAGTGGTTGACCGCTTATACCACCTAAAAGAGTTATTGATTGTGCCTCCACAGCGTACCAATCATCCGAAGTGTCGTTTTTACGGAAAAACGGTATTATACTAACAGAAGGCGCAGAGCGTAAATCCGTTAGAATTGGTTTCACGTAAATGTAAGCCTTTGTTTTTCCTACACAGGAAATCGCCCCTATACTACCAAAAACATAAGCATTATTCGCTATAAAAAATACTGCCGTACTTGCTAGGCCAGTGCCAACAACCTGCACGTTTACAATTCCTGCTGAACCACCTGCACCAACTGTACCAACAGCCGTAATAGCACAACCCGTTTCCCTCTGCGTCTCAGTTACTCTTACTACCCATAACGGGGCGGTAGTTGCCGTAGAAAGAAAAATATCATAGTGTTCTGCACCTGCGGATTGCGGAATAGTTATATCTATACTTTTATTTACTGTAGGCGTAACAGTCACCAAAGCAGATACGCCAGCGGAACCGTAGGAATTTCCTGGAGCAACACCGATACCATGACTGACAGCAGTTAACGTTCCTGCTGTTACTGAATCTGCGGCGGTTATAGTAATTACAGGCACTTTATCCGCTGTAGTTATCGCTGTTCTATGCGCAATAACCGAACCTCTACTACCAGTTAGTTGAGCATTGACATTACCTACTATTTTTAAAGTCATATATTATCACATCCTTATTCACTAAATTATTGCATGTGCTGTAACAGACACATTCCCATTAGCAATAGCACTAATTTTAGCTTTAAAATAAACTAAAGCTGCAATATCAATTGAAAATAATCCAACAGATATTGTTGATGTTATAAATGGTAAACTATTTGACATTTTTGATCCTTCAATTAAATCATAATTAACACCATCAATACTCCCATAAAATTCTACTGTAAATGAAGTTGATGTTCCGCTTATTGATAAACCTAATTCTTTTGCTTCTTTGATATTTATAATTTTTCCGTCTGATATAGTTGTTGTAGCGTCATGTAGAACACTATATATTAAACTTGCCATATTATTTCACTTCCTTTATAAAAAATTGTAAATATTAAGTAGAGTAATATTACTCTCCTTAATTGAACCAAACGAATGTTTTATCGGGTTATGCTAATTGTTGTTTTGTTGCAATTAAAAAGAAGCTGCTTGTGAAAGTGCTTCTTGGTTTAAAATTTCATCGATTTTACTATCAATCAATTTCTTCCAATCATCATTTTCATTATCAGTCCAAAAAGGCACTTCTAAATAAAAATATCCTTGCCGTTTAGCAAAGATACGTTTATATCTGTCTTTAAGTTTTTGATAGTGGAGTTCATACTCTGGTGTTGTGTTTTTATGTTTTGCTTGTAATTTATGAAACCAACTTATTTCATAGTGTTGTTTACCATGTACTTCAATAATTAATCTCAATTCCCTTACTTCATTATCAAAAGGTAAATTCATTTTTGTTTTAGGGTTTTTAGGCACAATAGTACATTTATTTTCATGCAAGATATCATATTGTAAACTTTCTAAATATAATCTAACTTTTTCCTGTAAAAATGATTCATCTCTTTCTTGTTTGCACTGTGGACATCTATTACCTTTAGTAAAATTATTAGGATATATATAATAATCTTCATGATTTATATTTTTACATTTCATCCAAATATTTTTACTGTTTCCACTTTTACTAATTTTCCATGGATCAATGTTTAATTCTTTATTTTTATCAGACCAATATTTTACTATTCCATTTTCTCCAAATATATCTAATAAATATTGAGCAAATGAGTTACATTGATTACAAATTATTTTATATTTTTTTAATGTAATTGATTTAATTGATTTTAACTCGCTTTTATGCATTCCTTTGGGGCATTTAAAATAATATTTTTTAGGTATACCATATGTAATTTCATTTGGTTTACAATCATTTAACTCATAATCCCAACGATCTAATATATCTTCTCTACTATTTGTTTTACACCAATCTTCAAAAGATATACTATTTTCTAAATTAGTTTTTTGATTTTTAATTGTTGCAAACAATTTTA